AAAAAATAAATTTCAACCAAATACTATGAATTACAAGTTTTCATCAAATGAGCTTAAATGTTTAAAGCTCATCGCGTCTGGAACTGTGATCGCTTGCTCGACACCAGAGGAATCCTCTGAGTGGAACTTAGCAAAAAAGTCCGTGGATGAGTTGTTGCACAATTTAATTTGTGACACTCGGTTAAGAACTGTGCAAAATGAACAAAACTTGTTCGCACCAGTTGGAGATAGGAAGCAAAAGAAAGCTTCCTACCATACAAGCCCTGGAAAGGCGAATGCTTATAGAGCACTTTGTATGGTGGAACGTATACGTTTACTCTACTCTTCCCTTGGTTTCCCTTTTCTTAGACTCTCTAATAAGAGCCCCGAAAAGGTGAACATAAAATACGGTCTATTGTTGTTACAATGGACAGTTTTGTATATTCAGGGAAAAGCAGAGGTAATCGCGAAGTTCCAATCTGTGTCTATGTTCAATAAGGTTATGAACGTAGAGCCTTTAGAGTCTATCCATCTGCCATTTAATTGGTGTGTGGGTAGTTTGACTCCTTGGGGTATGATGAATCGTAAAGTGATTCGGACTCTAATTCGTCACTCTTTAGGTGAACGATCTCGTTTAGCCCAATGTTTTCTCTATTTCAAAAAAGGGTGCCCAAAAGCATCTGAATCCTTCATTGAAAGAACATTGGAAAAGCATAAACAAGCATTGACAAAACCAGCACCTCGTGTGGATACATTTTATAATGGATCTATGGTGGTTCCTCGTTCGGCTATAAGAAACCGATTACGACATATAGTTTACGATGTTTTCAAAAACTATAAAGAGACTAAAAAACTCTGGGAACCATCTCGCTCTTCTTCTTTCCAAAAGTCGAAAGAGCAGGGAGGTCAGACGGCTGATGTAGATTTCAGAGCGCCTGGTTGGGGTTGGTCAGTGCGAGGGAAAACAGTAATTACAAATGATAAGTTTGGTTTACCGGTTCTTTCTCGAGAGGTGATTTGGGTTTGGAGTTGTCTAGACGGTGATAACCAAGAGTATTTTGATACTGGTTACGCTGCGATAGCTGTACCTAGAATTGTCTTTCCTGAAACGAAATTAACTAAGAGTATTTTTGCTCGTCCGGTTGCCCTTACCGAACCTCTTAAAGTTCGTGTGATTACTTGTGAAAGTACTTGGAGTACTTACTTCTTAGCGGGAGCTCAGAAGTCCCTTTGGGATTGTTTGCACAAGCATCATTGGTTTGCCTTTACTGGCCGGCCAGTGGTTGCCTCCGACATACCTGTTTGTCCTGATGATAAGGAATATATCTCAGTTGACTATTCAGCTGCTACGGATAATCTTAGCAGTGATTTCTCTAGAATGGTTATTCAGGAAATTTGTGATTTAACAGGTTTACCCTTTGATTTGTGTTTTGATTCCCTTTGTAATCATAGGATTATGTACAAAGGTGAGAAACTTCCTCCTCCTATCGATGAGGAATCCGATTCTGGTTATAGTTGGGATCAGGTTATCCAAACTAATGGGCAGTTAATGGGATCTATATTATCTTTTATAGTCCTTTGCATTTGTAATGCTGTCGTTATTAGTTTATCGGTTAATCCTGGTTCTTATGACCCTTGGATTCCAATTTGTGTGAATGGGGACGACGGTTTGTTCATGGGTGGAGATATGGAATACAACATTTGGAAGGATTTATCATCTCATGTTGGTCTATCTCCTTCGATTGGTAAGGTTTATAGAAGTAAAGATTTCTGTGTTATTGATTCAGAACTCTTCTATAAAGACCTTGATGGTCTTGTTCGAACTTCTCCGTATCCTAATGCGTCAGGTATGATGCAATTTGATGCCAGGTCCTATTCAAAGGCGAAAACTGCTTTAGATTTAAAGAGTTCGCATTCTTTGTGGATGTCTGGCTTTAGGAACGATGATGGCACCTTTAATAAGCGTGCAAAAGAAGCTGAGAATTTATGGTACTCTACGTTCAGTGATATACTGAAAAGTGATTGGGTTCAAACTTATGCTATTGACTATCACTTACCCCAAAGTCTTGGGGGCCTTGGTCTTGCTCCTCGTTTAGGAGTTGAAGACAGGCCGGTTTGTAGAGAGGCTCTCGCTCGAGCAAGATGGTGTTTAGATAACGGGTTACCATGGAAAAGAAGACCAGGTACCCAACTAATTAATGGCGAAGATTACGTTAAGCAGGATTTAGTAAATCCATTTATTGAAAAATCAACTTGGCGCAAATTCGTCAGCTCTAGACCGGTTTCTGAGGAGACCCGGTTGGATCTAGAGTTTTTAGGTTACACTAAACCGGTGGATATGATTCAATATGATCCTTCCTTTTTGGAATTGCTATTAAAGGCACATAAGGGAGGGTCATCTGTAAGCGTTTCGCTTCTCTCTGGTGTAGATATGTTAATCGCCAGTGGAGTCCTCGTCGATTCTTATATTGATTTCCATAGAAATTTTAGAGATCTTCGGAGGAACAGGTCATACCAACATTATTGGGAAAATTACCGTGAAATTAAAGTCGGTAATCTCGCGTATTTGAATTTGATCCAGGGTAGCAGAAAGCTTAATACCTGGAGTCCATCAATTCCCGAGTTTGATCCAATAACTGATCGAAACTACTCTAAAATGTTAGAGATTGTGCAGGAAGTCCGCGGTGACTCAAGAGATCCGGTTCTTTTTAAAAAGATTACGGTTGTGGAAGAGGGAGTAGGAGGTCAACCTCAAAACGATGTTTATGAGGTCCTCTGTTAGGAAAGCTCTTCTTGGTAGTCTCCGGAAGACACAACCGGGC